TTCAGATAACCAGTTGCCTTTGATTTTTCCCACACCATTGTATACTTGAAGTCCTTGTAATTTGAAGCGATAAGGACACTTGTAAATGGTTGTGCTGCTGTTGAAATGATGGGGCATGTTGGTTTGCATATGCGATCAACATGCTCCCAAAACTTGGGATAATCGATAATAGTATCCCACTCGTTTCTTTTGTTCAGAGTTCCATATGGAAAGTCTGTCAACAATAAATCGATGCTCTGGGGAGCAAGATTCCCCAGAACATCGAACATATCATCATTATATAACTTCATCAGTTGCTCAACCATTGAATGAATCGGGTGTATTCTACCATGTCCAATTCAAAATCAGAACGAAATTGTGCATCATAAATTGGACGTTTAGAGTTACGCTTTTTCTGTGGATTTACAAAGAAGATATTGATTTTCTTTCCAGTATATTTTTCAAAATAACCAGGGTAATACACTAAAGGATCTTTACCACAAGCATTTTGACCAGCAAAAATTGCATACTCTACATCGTCTGGAACATCAGGAGATTGCTCAAGTTCCATGAAATCTTGAACACAACGTTTCAAATAACACGCATCCAAATAAGTTTTATCTTCAATGAGTTTTTTAAGCACGTTATCTTTGTAGACATGCTTATCAACCTGAAGATTCTTCAAATATTTTCCATTAACAATCATGGAACGCTTATAATCATTTTTACGAGCATCAAGACCCAACGCTTCACAGGTTCTCAAAGTAAGATTTTCGTAAACAAGACCAGATGCATTCCTTGCTTTACCACCACCACAATTCTTATGAAGAATGGGAAGATCATCCACTTCTTTGTTATAAGTTTCAATAATCGGATCAAGGTTAAACATGATTCGGTCGTGTGTATGCATATATTATAATGGGTCCTCTAGAGAACCAGAAGACCCAGTGTGCCACTTTTTAAACTGTCTCAATCGTCGTAAACTCTACATTCAAGCGCATCAGGATTGGCATCGCAATAAAGTTCTAAAGGAGTTGGATCGTGTAAATCTTCAGGGTGATTTGCTTTATATGTTTTAAGTGCTTCCAATTCCTCTTCAGTATGTCTCCGTGATTGTGGAGAAATCGTAGGATCACCCAGAAGATCTTCATCCTTCTGAATGTGTTGGTCTATATTTTCCATAGTTTTGTATCGTGTTGACAATATTTATTTTATTTTGGTGAGTTATCCTCTTTACCTTCAAGAGAACGAACCATCAATTCAGTGAATTTTTCCATTTTTTCAGCAGAAACTGTCTGCGGAGCATATGTAATGGCATCTTTCAGTGCTATAAGTTCGCTCCATTCCTCTTTTGTAAGAATTTCAGGTCCAGTTTTTGCTAGAGTCATAGGTTTTTTGCGATGTGTCCCAATATTAGCATTTCAATACATTAGTATCTATGAACTTAATGTTTTCTTTGGGATCGAGTTACAAATCTTTATGTTTATTGTATGATCTCCAGTCTTGTTCATCAAATTCACTCAAGTGTCTTTGACAGATGATCATTCCCGTAACATTGCAGGCATAAAGTGTTGAATCATACTTACAAGCGGTCCAGGTGAGCATCAAATAGTCGTAAAGATCAGAATGTTCTTCTTTATGTGGTTCTACAAGACTAATCAGTTCTTGTAGCATCTCCCGACTCATTAGGCGTTTCATTTTTTCTTTCCAAAAAAGAGTCAAGTGTATCTAGATCACTTAAAAGTTCTCTGTCACGATTCTTATCGTGATAATAGGACCACAGAGCATTGTGAACATCCATAAGATGGTCAATCCAGAAACCAGCAGGATAAACACCTAGAGCATCTTGAAGACCACGATGACTCGTTCCTTCACTTTCTGCCTTACACATAATATAGCAGATTGCTTGGAGCATATCAAGTTTATCAGACTCGGAAAGCATAAAATACTTTCCTACTGCCTTTTCTAGATCTTCTTTGTGTTTTTTCTGAAGTTCTTTGAAGGCGTCAGAGTCCCACCATTCTTGCCAAGAGTTTTTCCTTTCAGTCATCTTTCCCAAAAAATGTTCCAAAGAATCCAGAGTCACCTGGTTTACGGTTTTCTAATTTATCAAGAAGCGAATCGGTTGTTTGAAGTGTTTCAATACGATGAATAAGATCGGCAATCACACTACAAACCATTGGACGTTCTTGACGGGCAGCGTATGAAAGAGCATTACGCAGAGATTGTTCTGCTTCCTTCAAAGATTCTTCTACTGATTGTGATAGTGCCATTATTTGTTACCAAGTAGTAGGTTATGATATTTTAGGACTTCTGGGTTCTCCAGGTCTTTACATCTAGGGTAGAAAATACCGTCCTTATAGCAAGCATTTTCGGGGTCTTGTGGATTATATTTTGTCACTTTTGCTGGATAATCTCTAATATTACAGAGTTCTCCTTGTCTAGACATAAAGTTCTCAAAACATAAACCAGCAACAAGTGGGGCGAGTAATTGTAGAGTATACATCACTTAAAACCTATACCTTTCAACGTGTTTTTTCAAGAGATAAGAACCATCACCTTGATCCGCCCACTCAACAAGATCACCCTCTTTTAGATTTGCTGCTTCTAGCAAGTCATCAGGAAATGTTACGCAATATTCATCTTCACCAGTGTCTTCATCTCTGATCTCCTCAACAGGCAGAACCCACTTTTTGACTTTATCTTGTTTCACCACAACTTTTTCATCAGATCCTACTTTGCGTTTGGTGATGGTCTTCCCACCATCAGGAGACTCATAGACCCATCCTTCTTCATACTTTAAACGAGTTGGATCATTTCTGGACACTTCAGGATCAGGAGTCCACTCATAACCACCTGCCTCACGAATTGCCTCAATTTCTTGATGACTTAATCCATTTACAGAATAACCATCTGTTTTAACTTCTTCTGGATAGTAATATTCTTCCCAAAAACTATTCCACGCTTCTTGACATTCTGGGGATTTATCATCTTTATCACAAGATAAATGACCCTCACCATTACTATTCAGAAGAGTAAGGAGTTCACTAACACGACTAATACAGTCTTTATGGTAATAATACTCTTCACGAACTGCTTCACGAATCGCAGAATAGATTTCGTGCGGTGAAGCATCACTATTCATCGCATCGTGAACCCACTCTTGTAATTTATCAAGAGAATACTTTTTGTAATCAGAGGTCATTGATGTAGTCTTTGATTGCTTGTTCTATGATAACCTGAATCTCTTTGGATGTCAACCCATTCAACCATTTCCAATTTGGGTCTTCTGGGTCCCAGTCCATTGAGAAGGATCCATCTTCATTCTGTGTTATTTTTAGAGAATCAGCACTCATCGCAGTCAGTATCCTTGTGTTTCTTACGAATCTTTTTAAGTTGTTTCAGTTCTTCCTTAATCATCTTGTATGCTTCATCGCTACCAATTTTATCACCCATTTCAAGAGCAATAATAATATCTACTCGGGTTCCAAAATGTGCGAGTGCTTTTTCAAAACAGTCTAAATCATACATCGTAATTAATCCTACAATGTTCGGCAAGAATATCTATACGGGCATCTAAAGAATTCTCAAGACGATAAAGTTCATTGGTCAACTCTACGTTTTCTTCTTCTAACTTTACGACTCTATTTTCAAGTTCAACCAGACGATCATAAACATCATCTATCGGAACATTTGGTTTAAGTCCCCATTTTTTATGAAACCAATAAGGATCACTCATAATACACCAACCTCTTTCAAATAGTTTCTATATCTCATAAAACGATTCCAGTTTGGTTGACCCTGAACATCTAATTGATGGCAGATCTCACAATAACAGATCCACTCATACCAAGGAGTCGTAGGATCTAATACGTGATAAGGGTAATCAGAGTTTTCCACCTACTTCCGACTCATAAGTTTTGGATTCAGGGAAACCTTCCTGCCGTCCTTTAAGATAAAAACGGGTTGCCGAGATACATTGCTCTTCAGTGAGAGATGTGATAAGTCCGTTGCCATCCTTATCAGTGGAATACCAGAGTCCATACTTTTTTTGCTCAACGTAGAAGGCATCATCAATTAGTTTCTTTTCCATTCTTCAAATCAGGATGAGGAGCATAGAGTGGACCTTGATAGTTTCCTGCGTGAAAGTTTTTAATTGCTTTTACAACTTCTGGTGTTTCTTGCCAATTCCATTCATTGCCGTGTTTATCTACAAAAGTTCTAATTGTCATATTTGTAACTTAGTTTGT